CGTTGCATTGAGGGCATGGGCCATAATGCATTGTGATTTTCATTGATCACTCCCCAAGCCGATGGCGGATGCGGGCATAATGCTGCCGCGCCTCGCGGCCTTGGCTGGCCGGTTCCGGCCCGCGCCCAGACGTCGAAGGTGATGACATCCGACACATTCACCGCACGGGCAGGGGGACCGGCAGCGTTAACCACATCGGCCAGTCCCACCTTGACCCTTGTGCCGGCGTTGGCAAACGTCACCGTGGTGGTGCGCCAGTTCAGGCTGCTCGATCCGCTGGTGTCGACCGTGTGCGAGCCGCCGTCCTCCCACCACATGTGGCCGATGTATATCACCGCTTCGTTCGCGGCATCGAGGGTTGTCGCGGTCGTGGTTGTAGTCGGGATGCCGCTAACGCTCAGTATCCCACCGATCAGCATGGTGGGCTGACAACCGCCAAGGCTCACGAGCGCCATCACACCCCCTCCGGCGGCGTCAGCAGGCAATAGGTGTGCGCACGCTCGTGCACCACGTAGTGGCCGTCGGCGTCGCGGTCGCAGGCGCAGCGCCAGATTTCGCCGTCGTAGGACGGCAGCGGCCGCAGCTCCTCGCCGGTGGCATTGACCCGCCACCGCCCGTCCGGCAGCCGCGTGACGGCGCGCTCGCTGATGCGGAAGCAGGTCTTGCCGGCGATCATCAATCCTCTTCCACGATCGCGGTGAAGCTGCATGCCTGATACGTCGGTCCCGACGGCGCGCGGATGGAGATCATCTCGCCGTTGCGCGCCTCAAGAATTTGACCGCGCGGCGGCACCCAGGGCGTGAAGCCACCATTAGCGTTCCAACCGATGACGACGCCGTTGGTTTCCAACGTCGGCTGCGTAGACCAAGTAGTGGCGGTGGTGAAGTTCGCCGCCGGCTGGTCGGTGTGGTCGGCCTTGCTGGGCGTGATCGCGCCGCCCGGCGTCGAGCCGCCGGACGAGCGCGCCACCTGAAAGCCCTGTTGCGCCGACGATGTGCCGGCGCCGCGCACGCTGAGGCCGACCAGCCGGATGCGGCGGCTGCTGCCCGAGATCAGCGTCAGCGCGTCGTTGCCGGCGCTGGGGGTGAAATTCTCGCGCATCACCAGATAGCGTCCCATGTGTTCATCTCCGATTGATCACTTAGTTTCATCCTGTGTGCCTATTGCCCACGTCGGCAAGACTTCTTCCTCTGCCTCGTCGTCAGCGAACCGCTGCTGACGTTTGCGGCGGTCGAGTGGGCGCGTGTTCCGTTGCACACGCTTGGCGCGCGGAATCTTCGCCATGGCGCAATCTCATAGAAATTACTTGGTCGCGATGCGCTGGATCGAGCGCTGCTCGGTGGACAGTCGCTGCGTGACGCGGGCGAGCGCAGCGTCGATTTCGGAGAGCCGCGTCTGCGCGGCGGCCTTGGCGGCCTCGATCTCGGCAAGTTCGGCTTTCGCCGCCTCGATGCGCGGCGCCAGCTCTGCCGCAGTGCGCTCGGCCTGCGCCACGATTTCGGCCGCAGACTGTCGCGCCCGATCGATGATTGCCTGCGCCTCGGCCTGTGCCGTGGTCACCAGTTGCGCCGTCTGCTCGCCGATGCTCTTGGCCTCGGCCTTGGCCCCGGCGACGATCTCGTTGGCGCGCGTTGCGGCGGCGCTGAGCTTGTCGGCGAGGTCGCGTTCGGTATCGCTGCGCCGCTGCTCGATCTCGGCGAGGCGTCGGGCCGCCGCGGCAACACCAGCCTCGGCCTCGGCGCGGCGGCGCTCGGCCTCCTGCGCGGTCTGTGCCAGGCCGCCGACGCTACGCAACTGCCGTGCCAGCGCGGCCAACGCGCGGAACCGTGCCAGTTCGCGATCGATCTCGTCCGCTGCCGCCAGCATTTCGCTCATCGCTTGGTCCTCCGCAGCACCGCATAGACGTTCAGGTTGGTGGTGCCGTCGCCGCCAGTCACTGCGGGCCGCATGGTGCGCAGCACTTCCACCACGGCTGCGGTGCCGGCGGCGGTGAAATTGATCGCGGTCATGCCGGGGTCGTGCAGGGTGACATAGGTGGCGAGATCGGCGGAGCCTTGGATGGCCAGCGTCGCGCCGCCGAAGGTGCCGGCGACCTGCACGGAGCGGTCGGCGAAGCCGACCAATGTCGAGGGCAGCGGTTCGCCGGTGTCGCCAGCAGCGAGCCCGGTCCACGCGGCGAGCCACGCCTGCTCGTCCGAGCCCACCATCGGCAGTTCAGTCAACGTGAATGGACGCTCGGCCATGGCACGTTACTCGCGTCAGGCGATCCGGTAGAGCGTGTAGGCGTTGGCGGCAGTGCGCCGCACGCGGAAGATCGCGCGCGGGTACGAGCCGGCAGCCTGGTCGTTCGAATCGACCACCATGTCGCCGACGAGGGTCCAGCCGGTGTTCGTCGCCACGGTGATGTCTTCCGCCGCGACGGTGGAGAGATTGATCAGGACAAAGTCGAAACTGTCGTCGACCTGCAGGTTAGGATGGATGGCGAGCAGCGCGGACTCGAGGTCGGTGGCGAGCGGGAGGGTGTAGGTTGCGGCGCCGGCTGCGCCCTGATTGCCGGTGATGATGCCGCCGAGCAATTCGGCCGCGGTCAGCGTGGTCGAGGTTGTTTTTGCCGCCGGCGCGCCCTGTTTGCGGAGCGCAACGGCGGTCGTGCGGAACGCGCCGATGCCCATGTTGGCGTCGAGCACCAGCGGCTTGCCTGCTTCCGGCACGCCGTCGGTGGCGGGCAGGAAGGCGCGCCAGAACCGATCCGCGGCCACGTGCCAAGCGGTGCCGAGTATGTCGTGCAGGGTATCGCGCAGAGCCATGGGCAGAGTCTCCTTTTGCTCGTTAGGCGGTCATGAAGTCGCGCCCGCTGCGGCCCTCGTCGAGCTCGGAGAGCCACTGCGGCCTGTCATCGGCGGGCTCTGGTGCCACCACGGCCAGCTCCGGGTCGAGGATGCGGCTGAGCGCGTCGAGCATGTCGTCGTGGGCGCCGAGCGGGAAGGTGAGATATTCCTCGTCGCGGAAGATGCGCACCAAGTCGCGCATCTGCCCCTCGGCGTCCAGATACAGGATGCCGTGTGCCGGCAAGAACAGCCGACCCTGCTCGCACACCGGCACGAGACGGCGGATGCGGTCCTCTTTCGCCAGCGCGCCGCCGAGCGGGGTAATCGTGAAGCGATAGTTTTGCCGTTCCATCTCGTACTCGTGGTGCTCGATGTCGGCCTGCAGTCCGTACTCCTCGTAGCCGACGCCGCGCGGACGCCACTTGCGATGCAGCCGGAATAGCGCCTTGGCGCGCTGGCGCAGATTGAGCCGGTCGCGCACGCCGTCGACGACGTAGTAATTGCCATCGCCGCCGAGGCCGACCACCCACATCGAGGTGTAGTCGTTGTGCTTTTTCTTGCCGCTGGCCGGATCGACGAGGAGGTAGAGATTGAGCCCGGCAAAATTCTCGCCGGGCCAGTAGCGCAGCCATTCCTCGCGGAAGCCTTGCGCCGTATCGGCGCGCGGATTGAGCAGCATCTGTGCCCCGAACGTGTATGGTCCCTGCTGCTGGCGCTTCGCCGCCAAATACTCCGGCGCTTTCAGAACGCTCCGGGAAAAATCCTCGGAGCCGTCTGCGGTGCATGGATACACGCGCGTCCGCACGCCGCGCTGCATCAGCACGGCATAGGTATCGCTCAGGTGATAGCGCGTGCCGATGTAGCGCGCCCAGCCGCCCTCGGTGCCGAGGCTGAGCGACAATTCCCACGCCTGCGTGGTCTTGCGGATCATCTCCGGCGTGACCGAGCGCTCGGTGACTACGTCGTCATACACGCGGATGACGAAATGCTTGCCCGTCGGCATGCCGTCGACGAGACCCCACGCCTCGATCGTGGCCTCCTTGGCGTTGACTTGGCGCTGAAAGATCAGGCCCTCGTCCTCCGACCACTTCGGCGCCTGGCGTGCGGGATCGTCCCACAGCACGTCCGGAAATAGCGCTTTGAGCTCCTGATTGTGCTCGCACTCGTGCTTGATCTGGCGCAGGAACTGTTTTGCCGCCGGCCGCGTGTGCGAAAATATTCCGATTGTGACCTCGCGCCCGGCATAGCGGGGTTCGGGCTGCGCCCCGTGTGAGGCGAGCACGTCCTGTAGCGACAGGCCGAAGGTGATGATGGTCGATTTGTAGTGCTCGCGCGCCCACAAATCGAGATGGTCGTTGGGCGCGGCCTCTACCTCACGGCAGCGCCCGAACAGCCAGTCGTGATTGACATCGCGGCGACGGCAGACGGCGGTCAGCAGAAAGAACAGATCATTGCGCGCTAGCCACCGCTTGGCATGATAGTAATGCTCAGCGCTGCGACTTGCGGCGGCGCTGAGCACGCGCGCGTAATACGCGATCGCGTCGCGGCGGCGCTGCGGGAGTTGGCTGCGGCAGATCACTGCCGAATATCTCGCGGAGGTCATCGATCACGCGCGCTGGCACGATGGTCTCGACGGTGCGGATCGGGCCGCCGTCGGCGCCGGTAAGCGCGACGCGATCGCCGTATTTCTTTGGCGCCAATTTGCCGGCCGCCCATTTGCGGGTGTCGACGCGCAGGCGCGAGCGGCTGATGTGCTCGTGATCGACCACCGCGACCGGCGCGCCCTCGCTGCCGTCCACCACTCGCGTGTCGCGGCTGGCATCGTCGGCGATTTCGAGCGCCTCGTCAAACAGCAGGTCGGCCTGCAATTCGCGCGCTGCGGCGTACTGGCGGCGAAACTCCTCGTGCTCGGCGAGCCAGCGCATCACCGTGGCCTTGTCCGGCATGTCGTCGCGCGCGCAAATCTTGCGCACCGACACCCCGTCGGCGATTGCGCTGCAAATCGTGGCCGCAATGACCGGCGAATATTTGCTCGGGCGGGCCATTAGGCGCGATAGCGGGCGAGCCGGCTGCGCGGCCGCGCCACGACCGCATTGGCTTGGCGGATGGCGCTCGCCTCGCTGCCGCCGCGCGCCAGCACGCTGTTGGCGACGGCGGCCCATTGGCGCTGTTTTGCCGGCGTGTTGGCCTTGCGCGTCTTCGCACGCGCATCATCGGCAGTCCATGGCATGGTGGCTACACCGGTAGCGGCGGTTCGGCGCGCACGACGCGGCCGTCCGGATGGATCGTGACCACGGTACACCAGGCGCAACCATTCGAGCCGTAACACCAAGGCGGCCCTTGGCACACGACGACGCGCTGGATGTCGACGGTGCCGTGCTCGGCCTCGATCTCGGCCTCGATGCGCGCCGCCTCGATCGCAGCCTCGCGGTCGTCAATCATCGCAGATGCTCCGGACAGGGCAGGCCGCGCCGCACGGCGGCCTCAAGCAGGCGCAGCAGTCGCAGCAGTTCGGATTTGTCCTCGTGGAACGATTCGGGCTCCTGCCGCAGCGGCGGCCGCAGGCGACGTGCTTGCTGCTCGATTTTGGCCAGCGCGTCGGCGATCTCGCGCGGCGTCATGCCTTGCTGCGCCAACTCGGTCGGGCGCGGGCTGGGCAGCGGGCTGGGCACTGGATGGCGGCGGCGTAGGCGCTCGACTGTGGTCATGGGCGAAGCGGCACGATCATAGCAGGATCGAGCGCGCGCGGAATCACCACGGCGGCCCACGGCACGACGATCAGCGCGAGCGAACGCCGCACAGCAGGGCGCCACGGTGCCTCGGCGGTAAGGCCGGGATAGGCGTCGCGCGTCAGCACGGCCTGCATGGTCACCTGCTGAGCCGCGGCACGCGCGAGGCCGCCGACGTAAGCAGCGGTCTGCTCGACCACCCACTGCCAGCGGCGCCCGCGCGTCTCCACCACGTCGCCGCGCAGCACCGTCACGCCTGGCAGGCCGGTCGGCCCGGGCGCCACGGCATAGGCCAGCGTGCGCGGCAGCACGAGGCGCAGCACGTAGTCTGGCGCGAGTTCGGCCGGGACGGACGCCGAGCGGCGCTGGTCGGTCTTGCGGTAGCGGCCCATCATCGATCGAAAATTGTGCGGCCCATCCGGGGAGAGATGGGCCGCGATGGCGCGTGGGGCGCCGGACGCGCCGCTGAGGGGGATCTGGGCTGCGGCGCGCCAAAAACATACGCCCGGGGCTGCGGCGGCCGCCGGGCGTAGTGCAACGCCTCGGAGGCTAGTCAATCCGTCGAGCCGCACAAGTGTATCGCCTGCGTATGGTTGATGCGCGGTTACGACGGCTCGATTGGGCTCAGAATCCTAGGCTGCGGCTCGACACCGTCGCGCCATGGCACGCGCGCGGCGCGCGGCGGCAAAGGCCGAAACCGATCAAGCTGCCAGCCGGATTCTGCCATCGTCACGAGCGCGCACAGCCCCGCGTGCCATGCCAGATATTCCCACCGCGCGCTGGCGATCTCCGCCAGCGCACCGCCTGGACGCTCGCTGAGCCGATCACGCTCGCCCGGCCGCGCGCCAAGGTACAGACGCAGCGGACAGCGGCCGCCGCGCAGCCACTCGCGTTTCCCCCCGTGGCAAATCACGAGTCGCCCGTGGCGGTCGATATACTGCACGATCGGCCGGTTGTTGGGCGCTAGCATCGGCCCGAGCCGCCAGTATACGTCCCACATCGGTCGCGTCCCCATGCGCGCGTGCGCGCGCACGAGACCTGCGGTGTGGGCGCGCAGCCGGCGGATGATCCGCTCCGCCTCCGGGGTCAGATAGGGCGCGAGCTCGCCGAGCAGCATCGATTGCGCCGCTGGCCACTCGATCACTGCGTCCTCGAGTCGGGCCACCATCGCCTCGATCATGATCGCATCGCGATGCGGCGGTCCGATATAGGCATAGCGCTGCGGGCGCAGATATGCCTCCCAGGGATCCACGTCGACCGCCACCCCGCCGCGGGCGAGGTAGCCAGCGACGGAATCCCACCCCGAGGCCGAGAGGTCGCGCTTGGGCAACTCATCCCGGTACGCCCAGCACAGCAGCCGCTCGATGTCGATCGCCTGCCTCATCCTCGCTCGCGGGAGATACCACTTGGCGCGTTAGCGTTTGGTAGCGCGGCGGCGAGCGCGGCCAAGATCCGCTCCGCCCGCACCAGCGTGCGCAGGCGAGCCCGCTGAGCGGCGAGCGTGTGCTGGGTGGCATCGCGCGACAGGCCGATCCGGGCGGCGACCGGCTCGATCCACTCCAGCGCGGCGGCCTCGACTGCCGCGAGATCGCGGATCTCGCCCACCAGCGCGGGCAGGTCGCAGCCGTCGTCGATCTCGATGGTGATCTGCACCTATCGACCTTTTGGAGGTCAGATTACTGCAGAAATTGCCATGCGTCATCAGACGCTTGTTCATGCCTCTTTAGAAGCCGCTTCAACGCGCGTAGTGGTCGCAAAACTATGCGGCACATTGCCGCATCGGTCGGGGAAGTCGAACGTCCCCGACCGCCGCGCCTGGCTCGCGATCCAGTAGCGCCGCCCGTTGCGGCCGATTTTGAAGCCGGGCTTGTCGCCACGCGGAGGCATGTTGCGGTTCGTGGTTTGGGGCGCGAAGGTCGTCATTGCGGAGTCCTTCCTCGGCTGCAACCCACGCCTTGACTTTTTCCCAGTTACGCCCACGCCACCTTGCGTTGATGGCGGGAAATCCCTCACACTCGGCGGCTTTGACCGCCGCCTTAAAGCTCTCCCAGCCCATGTGCGGGGCCAGCCGCCGATGCAGCTCGCGGTCGTCGCAGTAGAGCGACTCGGTCATCGCTACCTCGCCCGCGCAAAACGCCGCCGCGGCCAGCGTGACGGCGGGCGCCGCCGCCGGCGCGGCCGCAACAGCCGGCGCATAAAATCTCGATGCGCCCGCTCAACTCGCTTGACCTTGGCCGCCACGGCAGTATCGCGCCGCGATTTCTCGACATGCTGCTCGCGCAACATCGGCGTCAGATTCCACCACGCATCGGCACCGCCAAGCGCGTGCAGGACATTGTGGTCGAACGCAAACCGCGCGATCACCTGCCGCGCGGGTGCTCGTGCGCTGCGCAATTCGTCACGCTCGGCGGCCGGCAGCAGCAGCGCCAGCGCCGCCGCCAGCCGCTCGTACAACGCGATATATTTGCGCGGCCGTTTGCTCATATGCGCCCGCTCGCCACGACATTGGTATCCGTCGGCGCCTTCATCAAATTGTTCGTCGCCGCCATCTCGATCACGTCGAGGATGTCATGCAGAATGTCGATCCGCTCTTCCCGCGACATCTGATGACTCAAGCTCCAGCAATAGGACGCGATCAGCATCGCGATCGCCCCCACATACAGCGGAAGCAATTGCTCGTGGGAAAAACCAGCATCCAGCTCGCGCGCGTAAGCACGGTACGCCGCAGCTTGCAGGGCGAGCTGCAGCCGCGCCGACGCTCCGTCTGAGCCAGCGCGGGCGAGACGCGGTTGCAGAAATGTCTCTAATTGCGCCAATGCAGCTTCGGCCTCGGTAATGTGACTCATTTTCCCGCCCTCCAATCCGCGATCATCCCGGTCGCCCATACGAACGCCCACCCGGCCCGGGTCAGCACGATTCTGCGCTGCACCGGCATGGCGATCAGTCCGTTCGCAGCCAATTGCAGAAACGCCTTGGACTTGCCGCCAACGAATTCCACCTCATGCATCCTGGCGTAATGCACGCCCAGCATCACGTTGCGCACTGTCACGCGCGCAATCACCCGCAGACAGTTCAGTGCGTCCGGCGACAGCCGACATTGCTCGGCATCCGCAATCAACGCGCCCGCGCGTGCGAGTCGATAGGCGCTGTCGACATCGGTGCGCAGCCGCCGCGCCAAATCTTCGCCGATCAGGCCGCGGCGCATGAGCCGATGTGCCTTGAGCGCACAATGACGCAGCCGATCGGCGCGACTCATGCGCGCCTCCCATCAGCGCGGTAGAATGAGCTTTGGCGGTTCTTCCAGAGCGGGCCTGCGGCCCGCCCATTCCTCAATGAGACGCCGCCGCCCGGCGGCACGAATATGCGGCAGGTAATCGCGGAACAGGCAGGGCACGGCGAAATCGCAGTAATGCGCAAACTCGTCGTCGCCCATCTCCGGGAACGCAGTCGACCGCAGCCTGATGATGAGCGCGCCGGGAAGCGCACCGGACAACATGACCTGGTCGATGAGTCCCGCCTTAAGCTTGAGATCGTTATGCAGCGCCTGCGGATGCAGGCCGAGCCCCTCGGCGGCGTGGCCGACAATGCCGCGATACCAGCGATTGAGCTTGCTCGTGCGCGAGAACAGCGTCTGCACGAGAAACGGCCAGCCACGCGGCAGCGCGGCCAGCCTGGCGGCATCGAGATCGGTCGCCGGGAGCAGCGCAAGGCGGCGCTCGTCCCGCACCATGCACAGATCCATGCCGCCATCAAACCTGCGCAACCTTGCCGCATGGTTAAGCCTCACGCCTCATAGAAGTCGGCCACGCTGGGTTCGGCGGGCTGCGCCGGCGCCGGAGCCGAAGCTTTCTGCTTCTTGCCACCGCGCGCCGGCTGGCCGCCGCTCTCCCCTCCGTTTTGTTCGCGATGCAATTTCGCCTGTTGTTGAATCAGCGCCGTATTGATGCGCTGGAACGCCGCCTCGCCGAGTGCGGCGCGATGTTTGCCGATGTCCATCGCAAACCTCAGACAGTCGGCGACCGTCGTGATCTGTTGCAGCTCGGCGAACAATTGCGCCTCCAATGGAGGCCGCCGCAGACTTGCCGGAATATCGAGCCCGTCGTCTTGCGCTGCGGTCGGCGTTGCCGCAGCCAGCGGAGCGCTCTCGTTCGCTGGCTGCTCCACCGGCTCGGCTTCGGCAGCGACGCCAGCAAATGCGTCCAGCGTGTTTTTGGCCGGAGGAGATTGCGGCAGGGATTGCACTTGGCGCTCCTCGACGAAATAGAGATCGTCGTCGCGCCGCACCAAGTCATCCAGATCGGCCGACATCGGCAACCGCTTCGACAGGCGGCGAATGGCGCTCTTCTTCGCCATCTCCTCCCACCAGTCCACCCAGGGACCGTCGTCCTTGGCGCGGCTGACCGACCTGATCTTCTCGATCTCATCCGGCGTGAGCGGTTCCACCAATAGCTCGCCGTCCTTGGTGCGCGCAGCGGCAAACACCAAGCGCACCACGTTTTTGTCCGGCGTTTCGGACGGCTCATAGAGGATGTGCTCGCCCTGCTCGTCCATCCAGTAGCGATAGCGATCGCCAGCGTAAACCACGCGCGCGGTGATCATGGCGAGCTGGCCGGAGTTCCTGATCTTCTTGATGATGCCGAACACCATCGGCATCCACTGCGCTTTCTTGATCCACCGCTCGCCGCCGTTCTCTCTGATCTTTCTGTTGTAGATAACAATGGCGCCCTCGCGCCCATCGGGCAAAAGGCCGTCTTCTGCCGCGCGCATACAGGCGTTCCACAGCGATTGCCGATCGGCGTTCAACAGATCGGGATTGTTCTGCACCGCGGTGAGAACCACGCGCGTGAAGCGCTCGGCCGGAATGTGGGCGGGCAGCGCGCGCTTGAACTGCGCCATGCGCAGGTCGAGCTGCTCCTTGAAGGCGATGATGGGATGCTTTTGCATCACGCGGCCTCCTCTAGCGATTTGTTCTCCTTCTTGCGGCTGATACGCAGCACGCGATATTCGGTCGCCGGCATGACGACCTCTTTCCGCCGCTGCAGCTTCCAGGAGATGTTGTAGTCCGGATGCTCGGCGCGGTCGGCGTCGCCGAGCAGCGCCATGATCTCGGCCTCGACCACTTCCAGCGCCTTCTCGCAGGCGGCTCGGCGCTGCGCCCATGCCAGCCGCTCCTCGCATAGGAAACCGACGCGGTTGTTGCCGCTCAGATCGATCGCGGCACCGCCCCCTTTGGGATAGAGGGCCGCAATCAGGTCTTTGTCGCGGCCGAAGTCAAACGGATATGGCTCTGAGCTCTCGACGCGCCGCCAGAACTCACGCACGCCGTCGACGATGCGCTGTTCCGCGCCGGGGTGCCGCTCGATCCAGATCTCCTGCGGCTCGTCGGTGTATTGGTCGCGCACGAGCACGGCGATCAGCATGCGCTTGACTCCGCGCAACATGCCGTTGCCGAGCGCCTGCAACTGCACCCGCAGCGGCGGCCCGTCCCGCCAGTCGTCCTCGAATACCGAGCGCGCCACCGATTTGCACTCGATCGCCACGATCTCTCCGTCCGGCAAGGTGGCGAGGCGATCCGTGGTGGCGCCCAAGCGCAGCGTCGGATCGCGCACATAATCATTGGGGCGCTCGATCCGCCAGTCGGGATGCATCTCGGCCAGCATTTCGACCACGGCCGCCTCCTGCCAGCGGCCGCGACGAAGCACCGCATTGTCCTCGCTGTCGCTGCGGCCGGATGCCTTCTCCTCGTACAGTTGGCGCGGCGACTTGTACGGATCGAAGCCGAATAGGGCTCCGAGATCGGAGGCGGTAACATCCGCCCTGCGCAGGTCGAGCCACTGCGCGCGATTCTCGATTGGGATACGCTGCACTTGTCTAAACACCATCGACATTTTCAATCTCCCGTTCCATCTGCTGCACAATTTCCCGCACCAGCGCCTGCGGCAGCTCCCACGCATCCGCCTGCGGCATCTGCGCGACGATGTCGCGCTTGAACCGTTGATACAGTTCCAGCGCCCGTCGATCGTCGCCGATCGCATCGGCCAATATTGCCAATGCGAGCTGGGCGGGGCCGGACCCGTGATAACCCCACTCGAAGCCGTCGGGGGAATGACGTGCGAGATCAAGGCGCGGATCGAGCGCGCTCTCGCGCGCGCCTTGCCGCACATGGGCGACCGCATACCCGCCGCAGCGGAACATCACGTAAGTCTTGTTTACACGCATGGTTTCATCCTCCCCTGTGAACGCTGGCGAGCACAGCCACCCCGATCAGCGTTGCTAGAACAATCAGCACGAAGGCGAATGTCATCGGTCGTCTCCGCGGATCAATACGCGCTGGCGCAGCCGCAGCAGCAGTCGCCAACCGAAGGCCGGATCGACCTTCTCCAGCCACTCGACCTGCCTCTCGATCTGCGCCAGCGCGCAATCGACGAACTGATCGTAATGGATGTTGGCCCGCTCCATCTCGTCCAGTGCCGCGAACAATGAGCGCTGGGCGATCTTCACCACCGACGAAGCCGATGTATCCGTCATGGGCGCCTCTCGATGACCTTGCGAATATGGCTGGCGAGAATCGTCGGCGTTGCGCTCTCGATCTCGGCGCGCAGCGCTTCGTCGATTTCCCGATCAAGATCGCGCGCCAAACGCTGCGCCTCGAACAAACAGAACAGTCGCGCGCTACCGCTGCGCTCGGCCGCCCGCAGCAGCTCGATTACAATCTCATGCACGGCAGCGCCCGCCGTGCGCAGCTTGTATCCTCGCTCATCCATGCTCAGTCCTCCTCGGCGTTGCGCTCGGCCCATTCCTGCTCGGCGCGCTGACGTTCCTCGACCGCGCCGTCGCAGTCGCACTCGGCTTCATCGGCCTCCAGCCAGCTCTCGCAGTATTCGCATTGCCATGCACCGCGCGGGTTGCGC